AAGTTTGGCAAACTTCAGCACATTGCTTCCGGTGCGGCTTCCGGCGTGACTGCCGATGCGATCATTAAACTGATTTACACCCTGCGCAAGGCGCACCGTAGCGGCGCGAAGTTTATGATGAACAACAGCAGCCTGTTTGCCATTCGTCTGCTGAAGGATAACGACGGAAATTATCTGTGGCGCCCGGGTATTGAGCTGGGGCAGCCTTCTTCTCTGGCAGGGTATGGCATCGTTGAAAATGAGCAGATGCCGGATATTGCCGCCGATGCAAAAGCCATTGCGTTTGGTAACTTCAAACGCGGCTATACCATCGTTGATCGCATCGGTACCCGTATCCTGCGTGACCCGTACACCAACAAACCGTTTGTGGGCTTTTATACCACCAAACGAACCGGCGGTATGCTGGTGGATTCTCAGGCGATTAAGCTGATGAAAATTGGGGCTGCAACCCGCCAGAAAGCCGCAGCGTAATGCGGTTTTTATGCCCGCACAGTGTTGCGGGCAGGAGTTTCTGATGGCAACAATAGTGGAAAAACTCAGGGCGCAGTGCCGTATTGATACAGATGATGCAACTGATGATGAGTTACTGATGCTGTATTTCCGGGCTGCCTGCCGCAAGGCAGAAAATTTTATCAACCGTAAGCTTTATGAGGAGACGGTGCCGGAGGGGGATCCAGAAGGGGTGCTTATAGCTGATGATGTTTTGCTGGCGCTTATGTTGCTGGTCGGGCACTGGTACGAAAACCGGGAAAATTCCTCAGATGTCAGCAAGGCACCAATCCCGTTTGGTTTTTCTTCTCTGCTGGAGCCTTATCGTTTTATTCCTTTGTAGGAGGAACCATGCAGGCGGGCAGATTACGTGATCGCGTAACTATTCTGAATGTCACCACCGTCCGTTCTCCGTCAGGGCATTCGGTGGAGACAATGACGGAGGGGGCAACCGTATGGGCAGAAGTTAAGGGGATCAGTGGGAGGGAGAGAATATCAGGAGGCGCAGAAACCGCTCAGGCCACGGTGAGAGTCTGGATGAGATTACGGCGCGATGTGACGGCAGCTTCATGTCTGAAAGTGCTGACCGGTGCATTTAAAGGAGCCATTCTGAGTATAGACGGTCCACCGATACCGGATGCACGCGCTACCCGGCTTGAAATACTCTGCAGCCTGAAGGGGAATGTGTGATGGATTTCAGTCTTGATTTTTCCGGCCTGGCGGATATTGCACGGGATCTGGAGACGCTCAGCAGGGCAGAAAACAATAAGGTTCTGCGCGATGCCACCCGTGCCGGTGCTGAAGTTATGCGGGATGCAGTTGTTGAACGTGCACCGGAGCGAACCGGGAAACTGAAGAAAAATGTGGTTGTTCTCACGCAGCGTTCAAAGCGTCGGGGGGAAATTATCTCGGGTGTCCACATTCGCGGACGGAACCTGCGAACCGGAAACAGTGATAACAGCATGAAAGCCAGCGATCCCCGAAATGCGTTTTACTGGCGCTTTGTGGAGCTGGGAACGATAAACATGCCCGCGCATCCATTCATTCGCCCGGCTTTCGATACGACAGAGGAGCTGGCGGCGCAGGTTGCCATACAGCGAATGAATCAGGCTATTGATGAGGTCTTAAGTAAATGAGGGAGGCCACACTGTATTCCCTGCTGTCTCAGCTGGCCGGAGGACAGGTTTATCCTTATGTGGTCCCGCTGACGGAGGGAAAGCCTGCGGTATCTCCGCCGTGGCTGGTGTTTTCTGTGGTGTCTGACACGGCATCTGATGTGCTTGATGGTCAGGCTGAATCCAGAATTGCCGTGCAGATCGATGTCTGGGCGACAGTACCTGATGACGCAGATGATATTCGTGAGCAGGCGCTTGATGCGGTAAGGCAACTGGCACCCTCCGTTATTTCTAAAACGCAGGGTTATGATCCTGACTCCCGTCTGAGCAGAGCCACGCTTGAATTTCAGGTAATAGCCTGAGGTCGTTAATGATTTTACCCACCCGCCGCTGGCGGGTTTTTTATTTTCAGGAGACGAGTATGTCCTCTAATTTTGAGCGTTCGCAACTGACGAAAATTATGATTTCGTCTGCACCGGTAACAGCAGAAACCCTGGATTCTGCCAGCTTTCTTGGGCTGAGCTGTACAATCAAAGAAGTGCAGTTTACCGCTGGACAAAAGCAGGATATTGATGTCACTACGCTGTGTTCTGTTGAGCAGGAAAATATTAACGGTCTTGGGGCTGCTTCAGAGATTTCCATGTCAGGAAACTTTTATCTCAACGCTGCCCAGAACGCGTTGCGCAGTGCCTATGACAATGACACCACGTATGGCTTTAAAGTTATTTTTCCGTCAGGCAACGGATTTACCTTTATGGCAGAGGTGCGTCAGCATACCTGGTCTGCAGGAACCAATGGTGTTGTGGCTGCAACGTTTTCCCTGCGTCTGAAAGGTAAACCTGTGCTGACGACAGAGCCGCTGAAAGTGAAGGTCGATTTAAACAGCACGCTGCAGGTTTCTGCCGGAGCGAAACTCGAAATGGTGGTTGAGGCTGCGGGTGGTGTGCCGCCTTATTCTTATGCCTGGAAAAAAGGTGGTTCTCCTGTTTCCGGACAGACAGCGGCAACGTTCAGCAAGGCATCAGCAGTATCCGGTGATGCGGGTGCGTATACCTGCGAGATTTCTGATTCTGCAAGCCCGGTTAACAAGGTGACCTCCACTTCCTGCACTGTAACCGTCAGTTAATGAGGATGGGTGTGATGACTAAAAATATCCGTAATCTGGCACTGGCAACGATGTCGGGGTTTCGCCATAAAACCGTTGATGTGCCTGAATGGGAAGGGGCAACGGTTGTGTTACGGGAACCTTCTGCAGAAGCCTGGTTGCGCTGGCAGGAGATCGTTAAAGCCAGGGAAGATGATACATCGCCATCTGTTGCAGAGCGTGCCCGCCGAAATCTGGAGGCGGACGTTGAACTGTTCATTGATGTTCTGTGTGATACCGGGCTGCAACCCGTATTTTCAGAGGGTGATCGTGAACAGGTGATTGCCGTGTATGGTCCGGTGCATGCGCGGCTTCTTCGGCAGTCTCTGGAACTGATCAGTGATGCCGGCGAGGTTAAAAAAAAGTAGCGCTTCCGGGGATGCGTTTTCTGATGATGCTGGCGCTCAGGATGGGGCGCACATTGTCAGAGTTACGTCGGGAAATGTCCGCATCAGAAATCATGATGTGGGCAGAATTTGACAGGTTCAGCCCGCTGGGTGACGAGCGGGCTGATATCCGGGCTGCCCAGATTGTTTCAGCTGTTTACGGTGCGCAGGGGGTCAAAGTACCACTGAATGATGCGCTTCTTCAGTGGGAACAAGAGCAGACAGAAGGCGTCTCAGATCCATTTGCCGGACTGGAAAACGCGCTTTTAATAGTCTCTCAGTGAGTCAACATAACCGCTTCGGCGGTTTTTTTCGTCCGGAGAATGAGTGTGGCGACATTACGTGAACTGATTATTAAAATCTCGGCAAACTCCCGGTCATTCCAGTCAGAGATCTCCCGGGCTTCGCGTATGGGGCAGGATTACTACCGTACCATGCAGAACGGGGGCCGGCAGTCCGCTGCTGCATCCCGTGAAATGCGGCGTGCACTGGCAGAAGTGACGGATCAGATAAATACAGCTAAATCTTCGGCACTGAATATGGCGGGGGCATTTGCCGGGGCTTTTGCTACCGGTCATCTTATTTCTCTCGCCGATGAGTGGAATTCGGTAAATGCCCGTCTGAAGCAGGCCTCACAGTCCAGTGATGATTTTCAGGCATCACAGCGTGAATTAATGGCGATCAGCCAGAGAACGGGGACGGCGTTTTCTGATAACGCCAGCCTTTTTGCCCGTTCTGCAGCTTCCATGCGGGAGTATGGTTACAGTTCTGAGGAGGTACTGAAAGTCACCGAGGCGATCTCCACGGGCCTGAAATTATCCGGTGCCAGTGCAGCAGAAGCCAGTTCGGTGATCACGCAGTTCAGTCAGGCACTGGCGCAGGGAGTGCTGCGCGGTGAAGAGTTTAACTCGGTGAATGAGAACGGCGATCGTGTTATTCGTGCGCTGGCTGCGGGAATGGGGGTTGCCCGTAAGGATCTGAAGGCCATGGCGGATAACGGAAAGTTGACCGCCGATAAGGTTGTTCCTGCACTGATTAGTCAGCTTGGGGCATTACGTGATGAATATGCGGCAATGCCTGATACGGTTTCATCCTCTGCAACCAAAGTTGAAAACGCCTTTATGGCCTGGGTTGGTGGTGCGAACGAGGCAAGCGGAGTGACGAAGACGCTCTCCGGTGTGCTGAATGGTATTGCAGGCAATATTGACACTGTGGCAACCGCTGCCGGTGCTCTGGTTGCCGTCGGGGTAGCCCGATATTTTGGCAATATGGCGTCGTCTGCTGGATCTGCAACTGCCGGATTAATTACTGCAGCCAGAAACGAAGTGGCTCTTGCGGAAGCGCAACTTCGGGGGACACAGATAGCAACCGCCAGGGCGCGTGCGGCGGTTTATCGTGCGCAACAGGCGGTTGTTGCTGCTCGCGGTACTGAAAGGCAGGCAGCCGCAGAAGCGAAGCTGACAGCTGCCCAGGCGTCACTTACCCGTAATATTGCGGCCAGAACAGCGGCACAGACAACGCTGAATAATGTTACGTCAGTGGGGAGTCGTTTATTAAGTGGCGCACTGGGGCTGGTTGGTGGTGTGCCGGGACTCGTCATGCTGGGGGCTGCGGCCTGGTACACGATGTATCAGAATCAGGAGCAGGCCAGAGAATCTGCACGCCAGTATGCCGCAACAATCGACGAAATTCGCCAGAAAACGTCGGCAATGTCGCTTCCTGAAGCGTCAGATAATGAGGAAAAGACGCGGCAGGCACTGGAGGAACAAAATCGCCTGATTAGCGAACAGGAAGGAAAAATTCGCGGACTGAAAAATCAAATTGCTGATTATCAACGTTGGCTTGATGAAAGTTCGCAGAGTGGTTCGGGTGCTGAAATCATCCTTAAAGGGCTTGCCGAAGCAACAAATCAACTGGCAGTTGAACAATCCCGTCTCACTCAAATGCAGGGCAAAGCGCAATCCATTCAGGATGTGCTTGCCAGGCTGGAGGAGCGACGGGTGGCGTTGATCCGTCAACAGGCAGCGGAACAAAACAAAGCGTATCAGTCCCTGTTGATCATGAATGGGCAGCATACCGAGTTTAATCGCCTTCTCGGGCTTGGTAATGAATTACTTCAGCAGCGACAGGGGCTGGTGAATGTACCGTTACGGCTACCACAGGCAACCCTGGATGATAAACAGCAGACCGCACTGAATAACAGCAAGCGCGAACTGGCTCTGTCCCGCCTGAAGGGGGAAGCGCGTGAGCGTGCCCGACTGGGCTATGCTGCGGATGATCTCGGCTTTGTGGGAGAGGCGTATCAGACAGCCAGACAGAATTATATCAATAACTCACTGGATGCCTGGCGAAATAACCAGGCAAATAAACCGCATAAAAAAACCGAAGCGGAAAAAACAGAGGATATTTATAAACGGCTGATTAAACAGCAAAAAGAACAGATAGCACTGGCAGGGCAGAATACTGAACTGGCTAAGATGAAATATCAGGTCAGTCAGGGCGAATTATCAACCCTGTCAGAAGCGCAGAAAAAAACGCTTTTGCAGAATGCAGCACTCATCGACCAGAAAAAGATTCGTGAGCAGCTTGCTGCGTATGAGAGCAGTCTGGCGGACAGTAATGCCAGTGCCCGGGCATCTGACGAAGCGCAGTTGCTGGGATATGGTGAAGGCTCACGGATGCGTGAACGACTCCAGGAAATGTGGAGTATCCGGCAGACGTTTGAGCAGAAAAATAACGAGCTGCTGAGACAGTATCAGGCCGGAGAAATTGAAGAAGCCCTGTGGAAACAGGAGAAAGAACTGAATAAAAAATATCTGGAAGAGCGTCTCAGCGATCAGCAGAATTATTATGCAAAGGCCGATGCTTTACGTAATAACTGGAATGCCGGACTCCAGGAGGGACTGACCAACTGGGCAGACAGTGCCACCGATTATGCTTCACAGGCGGCAGATGCTGTCGTTTCCACGATGGACGGGCTGGTATCAAATATTTCCGATGCACTGGCCGGGAATGTTGTGGACTGGAGGAACTGGGGGAGTTCAGTTCTCCGGGAAGTTTCAAAAATTCTGATGAATGCAGCCATTGTTAACGGACTGAAATCACTCTCCGGTGCCGGAGGGTGGCTTGGTACGGTCGGCGGATGGATTTCGGGGGCAGTGGCAAACGCAAAAGGTGGTGTTTACACATCGGCAAATCTGAGTGCTTACAGTAACACTATTGTGGATACCCCGACGTATTTTGCTTTTGCGAAAGGTGCCGGGTTGATGGGCGAGGCCGGGCCTGAAGCAATCATGCCACTGACACGGGCAGCGGACGGCTCTCTTGGGGTCAGGGCCATTGGAAATGTGAATGGTGGCGGTGGATTTGTTTATTCTCCCGTGTATCACATCAGCATTCAGAATCAAGGGAGCAATGGCGAGATAGATGCGCGCTCAGCCAGGGGACTGGTGGATCTGATCGACAGCAGGGTTGTGTCAATTATGCAGTCATCGCGTCGGGATGGAGGATTGTACAGTGCCTGAGCCTGAAGTTTTTAACTGGATCCCCCGTGAGGGGATGGAGACGACACGAAAGCCATCAGTTATTACGGTAAAGTTTGGTGACGGATATGAACAGCGACGGGCTGGTGGTCTGAATGCGGATCTGAAAACGTTTAAACCGGTATTTCGTGTCACAGATGAATATTCCCGTGCCGCGCTGGACAGTTTTTTATCCCGTCATGCCGGGATGCGTGCTTTTTTGTGGCGTCCGCCAAAATACAACAGGACCGTCCGGGTTGTCTGCAGGGAGTGGAGTATTTCGGATAATGCCATGTATACCGATTTTAACTGTACCTTTGAAGAGGTCACTCACTGATGCAGGATATACAGCAGGAAACACTTAATGAGTGCACTAAAACGGAGCAATCCGCGCTGGTCGTGCTCTGGGAAATTGATCTGACAGAGGTCGGCGGAGATCGTTATTTTTTCTGTAATGAGCAGAACGAAAAAGGTGAGCCGGTCACATGGCAGGGGCGACAGTATCAGGCGTACCCTATTCAGGGGAGCGGCTTTGAGATGAACGGCAAGGGAGCCAGTGCAAGGCCAACGCTGAAAGTCTCTAATCTGCACGGCATGGTCACCGGGATGGCCGAAGATCTGCAGAGTCTGGTCGGCGGAACGGTGGTCCGGCGTAAGGTTTACGCCCGTTTTCTGGATGCGGTGAACTTCGTCAACGGAAACAGTGACGCCGATCCGGAGCAGGAGGTGATCAGCCGCTGGCGCATTGAGCAGTGCAGCGAACTGAGTGCGGTGAGTGCCTCCTTTGTGCTCTCCACGCCGACGGAAACGGATGGTGCCGTTTTTCCGGGGCGCATCATGCTGGCCAACACCTGTACCTGGACCTATCGTGGTGATGAGTGCGGTTATCACGGTCCGGCGGTCGCGGATGAATATGACCAGCCGACATCCGATATCACGAAGGATAAATGCAGCAAATGCCTGAGTGGCTGTAAGTTCCGCAATAACCTCGGCAACTTTGGCGGTTACCTTTCCATTAACAAACTTTCGCAGTAAATCCATGACAGAAACTGAATCAGCGATTCTGGCGCACGCCCGGCGATGTGCGCCAGCGGAGTCGTGCGGCTTCGTGGTGAGAACACCGGAGGGAGAAAGATATTTTCCCTGCGTGAATATCTCCGCTGAGCCGGAGGATTATTTCCGGATGGCTCCGGAGGACTGGCTGCAGGCCAAAATGCAGGGTGAGATTGTGGCGCTGGTCCACAGTCACCCCGGTGGTCTGCCCTGGCTGAGTGAGGCCGACAGGCGGCTGCAGGTGCAGAGTGATTTGCCGTGGTGGCTGGTCTGCCGCGGGGCGATTCATAAATTCCGCTGTGTGCCGCATCTCACAGGGCGGCGCTTTGAGCACGGGGTGACGGACTGTTACACGCTGTTCCGGGACGCTTACCATCTGGCGGGGATTGAGATGCCGGATTTTCATCGCGGGGATGACTGGTGGCGTAACGGTCAGAATCTCTATCTGGATAATATGGAGGCTACGGGGCTGTATCAGGTGCCGTTGTCAGCGGCGCAGCCGGGCGATGTGCTGCTGTGCTGCTTTGGTTCATCGGTGCCGAATCATGCCGCTATTTACTGTGGTGACGGCGAGCTGCTGCACCATATTCCTGAACAACTGAGCAAACGAGAGAGGTATACCGACAAATGGCAGCGACGCACACACTCCCTCTGGCGTCACCGGGCATGGCGCGCATCTGCCTTTACGGGGATTTACAACGATTTGGCCGCCGCATCGATCTGCGTGTGAAAACGGGGGCCGAAGCCATCCGGGCGCTGGCCATGCAGATCCCGGCGTTTCGTCAGAAGCTGAGCGACGGCTGGTATCAGGTGCGTATTGCCGGGCGTGATGCAGGCGAAAACGAATTATCAGCTCGTCTTAATGAACCGCTGGCGAATGGAGCAGTGATCCACATCGTGCCGCGTCTGGCAGGAGCCAAAAGTGGCGGTGTGTTTCAGGCGGTGCTGGGTGCGGCGCTGATTGCGGTGGCATGGTGGAACCCTGTTGGCTGGCTGGGGGCCGCGGCTGTATCTGGTATGTATGCAGCAGGGGCCAGTATGATCCTGGGTGGTGTGGCGCAGATGCTGGCTCCTAAACCCAAAACCCCCCGTACACAGACAACGGATAACGGCAAGCAGAATACCTATTTTTCTTCGCTGGATAATATGATTGCCCAGGGCAATGTTCTGCCCGTTCTGTACGGTGAAATGCGCGTGGGGTCGCGGGTGGTCTCTCAGGAGATCAGCACGGCAGACGAAGGGGATGGTGGCCAGGTTGTGGTGATTGGTCGCTGATGAAAAATGTTTTATGTGAAACCGCCTCCGGGCGGTTTTGTCGTTTATGGAGCGTGAGGAATGGGTAAAGGCAGCAGTAAGGGGCATACTCCGCGCGAAGCGAAGGACAACCTGAAGTCCACGCAGTTGCTGAGTGTTATCGATGCCATCAGCGAAGGGCCGATTGAAGGTCCGGTGGATGGATTAAAAAGCGTGCTGCTGAACAGTACGCCGGTGCTGGACAGTGAGGGGAATACCAATATCTCCGGTGTCACGGTGGTGTTCCGGGCCGGTGAGCAGGAGCAGACACCGCCGGAGGGTTTTGAATCCTCCGGTTCCGAGACGGTGCTGGGTACGGAAGTGAAATATGACACGCCGATCACCCGGACCATCACGTCGGCAAACATTGACCGTCTGCGCTTTACCTTCGGTGTGCAGGCACTGGTGGAAACCACCTCAAAGGGTGACCGGAATCCGTCAGAAGTCCGCCTGCTGGTTCAGATACAACGTAACGGTGGCTGGGTGACGGAAAAAGACATCACCATTAAGGGCAAAACCACGTCGCAGTATATGGCCTCGGTGGTGGTGGATAACCTGCCGCCGCGCCCGTTTAATATCCGGATGCGCAGGATGACGCCGGACAGCACCACAGACCAGCTGCAGAACAAAACGCTCTGGTCGTCATACACCGAAATCATCGATGTGAAACAGTGCTACCCGAACACGGCACTGGTCGGCGTGCAGGTGGACTCGGAGCAGTTCGGCAGCCAGCAGGTGAGCCGTAATTATCACCTTCGCGGACGCATTCTGCAGGTGCCGTCGAACTATAACCCGCAGACGCGGCAATACAGCGGTATCTGGGACGGAACGTTTAAGCCTGCGTACAGCGACAACATGGCCTGGTGTCTGTGGGATATGCTGACCCATCCACGCTACGGCATGGGGAAACGTCTTGGTGCGGCAGATGTGGATAAATGGGCGCTGTATGTCATCGGCCAGTACTGCGACCAGTCGGTGCCGGACGGCTTTGGTGGCACGGAGCCGCGCATCACCTGTAATGCGTACCTGACCACACAGCGCAAGGCGTGGGATGTGCTCAGTGATTTCTGCTCGGCGATGCGCTGTATGCCGGTATGGAACGGGCAGACGCTGACGTTCGTGCAGGACCGACCGTCGGATAAGGTGTGGACCTATAACCGCAGTAATGTGGTGATGCCGGATGATGGTGCGCCGTTCCGCTACAGCTTCAGCGCCCTGAAGGACCGCCATAATGCCGTTGAGGTGAACTGGATTGACCCGAATAACGGCTGGGAGACGGCGACAGAGCTTGTGGAGGACACGCAGGCCATTGCCCGTTACGGTCGTAACGTCACGAAGATGGATGCTTTTGGCTGTACCAGCCGGGGGCAGGCACACCGCGCCGGGCTGTGGCTGATTAAAACAGAACTGCTGGAAACGCAGACCGTGGACTTCAGCGTGGGTGCCGAAGGGCTTCGCCATGTACCGGGCGATGTCATTGAAATCTGCGATGATGACTATGCCGGTATCCGCACCGGCGGGCGCGTGCTGGCGGTAAACAGCCAGACCCGGACGCTGACGCTCGACCGTGAAATCACGCTGCCATCTTCCGGCACCACGCTGATAAGCCTGGTTGACGGGCAGGGGAGTCCGGTCAGCGTGGAGGTTCAGTCCGTCACCGACGGCGTGAAGGTGAAAGTGAGCCGTGTTCCTGACGGCGTTGCTGAATACAGCGTATGGGGGCTGAAGTTGCCGACGTTGCGTCAGCGCCTGTTCCGCTGTGTGAGTATCCGTGAGAACGATGACGGCACGTATGCCATCACTGCCGTGCAGCATGTACCGGAAAAAGAAGCCATCGTGGATAACGGGGCGCACTTTGACGGCGACCAGAGCGGCACGGTGAATGGTGTCACGCCGCCAGCGGTGCAGCACCTGACCGCAGAAGTCACTGCAGACAGCGGGGAATATCAGGTGCTGGCGCGATGGGACACACCGAAGGTGGTGAAGGGCGTGAGCTTCCTGCTCCGTCTGACCGTAACAGCGGACGACGGCAGTGAGCGGCTGGTCAGCACGGCCCGGACGACGGAAACCACATATCGATTCACGCAACTGGCGCTGGGGAACTACAGTCTGACAGTCCGGGCGGTAAATGCGTGGGGACAGCAGGGTGACCCGGCGTCGGTATCGTTCCGGATTGCCGCACCGGCAGCGCCGTCTCGGATTGAGCTGACACCGGGCTATTTTCAGATAACCGCCACGCCGCATCTTGCGGTTTATGATCCGACGGTACAATTTGAGTTCTGGTTCTCGGAAACGCGGATTACCGATATCAGGCAGGTTGAAACCACAGCCCGCTACCTTGGCACGGGGCTGTACTGGATAGCCGCCAGTATCAATATCAAACCGGGCCATGATTATTATTTTTACGTTCGCAGTGTGAACACCGTTGGCAAATCGGCATTCGTGGAGGCTGTCGGTCGGGCGAGCGATGATGCGGAAGGTTACCTGGATTTTTTCAAAGGAGAAATCGGGAAAACACATCTGGCCCAGGAGCTGTGGACGCAGATTGATAACGGTCAGCTTGCGCCGGACCTGGCTGAAATCAGGAC